GAAATATGGACAGCTGAGGACTTCGAATAATGGCCCAATCAAGTAAATATTTTGATCAATTTCCCACCATAGTGTACGGAACAAAGGTAGCGAGGGACATTATTGCTAGACCTAACGTCGTCAATAAAATCTTCAACAGTCCTTTTGCTTTTTTTGATTACGTAGTAGAACACGATCAGCGACCCGACCAAGTTGCGTACAACTACTACAACGATGCTGATCTAGCGTGGCTAGTTTTACTCACAAACAAGATACTAGATCCCTACACCCAATGGCCTATGAACCAGGAAGAGTTTTACGATTATCTTAAAAACAAGTATGGGTCTTTGGCAGCTGCGCAATCTACAATTCTTCACTACAAGCACGTAACTAAAGACATCATCATAACTAATGAGACATACAACTTAAACGCGACCTTTGAAAGCATTGCAGCTGCCGACTATGCTCCAGTATACGCCTTTTCGTATGAAGTAGATTTGAATGACGTAAAAAGAAACATCAGGCTGTTAGATAGAAGACACGTTCCTCAAGTTAAGGAAGAACTAAGAGCTATCATGAGACAATAACATGGCGAAACCATCAGAACACATTATTGAAAAACTTGACTTGATATTTGATGGCGGTAAGCTAAATGTATTGCCTATGCTCCACGACTTTGGTTTAGAGGAAGACCTTTATAAGAAGTCGTTGACTATTAGTGTGACGTTTGCTGATGCTTCGGACATCTTCAACAAAATAGATTTTGACGGTACGGAGCAGATAATTGTTAAATTCAAATCACCAGGAAATGAATTCATAGAGCTCACCTTTCAAGTGTGGAAAGATCACGTCACTCCTAGCACCGACGCTACGGGTAGCAAGATGATTCAGGTCTTTGGTGTAACGCCGGAGCATTACGTCCAGCAAAAGATTGACATAAATCAGTCCTTCAACGGATCCATATCAGATTTTGTAAAGGTCGTTTACGGAACGTTTGGCACGAAGCCTTTTGATTGCGATAAAACCTCAGGTAGAAGCATAACTATTATACCAGGAATGACCCCCTTTGAGTCGATGGATTTTTTGGCCAATCGATCATTCAGTGGTAAGTATCCTACCTCTTGGTATACTTTCTACGAAGGAATTGGCGATGATGGTACAGGAAAGTACTACTTCAAAAACGTAGAGAAGCTCATTGATGAGAACAAGAAGAGTGCTATCAAGTACAAATACGCTCCCTCTTCAACAGCAGATACGTTGCTGGAAGACAGACAGTTTATTATAGATCAGCTGGAGGTAGAAGCAAACAAAGATGTGATGAAGAAATACAAATCAGGAATGTACGCCTCACAGGTATACCAGATTGATTTGATATATCAAAAGGTCATCCCTACAAACTTTACCTTGGACGAAAAGGGCTTCAAAGAGTTTGTTCATTTGGATGACGCTGCTATGTCTTTGGATTCCAAGAAGCAGATAAGTGAAACGTTGGGGATCATAAACACCTCATATTGGCAAACAAGAATGTCAGAAGGCATACTGTTTGAAAACTTTTTCGGCACAATTATACCAAGAAGACTGTTCTATCTCAATTCCTTGGATCAAGTCAAAGCAAAAATAATGGTTCCAGGTAACAGCGATCTTCGGGTTGGCAAAGTAATTGATCTTGATATGCTAGAACAAACAGCATCTACAGAGACGAGAGAGCAAGAACATAAAACATCAGGTAAGTACTTGGTGACAAATATTATGCACGTTTGTGACAGAAAGCAATACAAGTGCATTGTTAAAATGGTGAAGGAAAGCTACAGAGCTAACACAAGAAAGCCTGACAAAAACTTTTTAGCGTAGAGAATAATATGAATAGCGGAGAAGATACATTTGTTAACCTACGACACTTTATAGGCGTTGTAGAAGATAGAAAGGATCCTTTGAAATTAGGAAGACTGCGCGTGCGCGTGTTTTCTATTCACACAGACAACAAAGGATATATTCCTACAGACAACCTCCCATGGGCCATGGTAGTTGCTCCTATAACCCACGCATCCACTAGTGGTGTTGGAAGATCTCCTACAGGCATTGTAGAAGGTTCGTGGGTGTACGGTGTGTTTCTTGACGAGAAAGAATATCAACAGCCACTCGTAATAGGCACGCTGAATGGCATTGCTTCTGAAGCTCCTAATCCAGAAAAGGGATTCTATGATCCCAATGCTCAATATCCAAAGCAAGATCCTGACACTTCCGACCTTGACGAGCCTTCTACTACTAGATTGGCTAGGGACGAAGACGCAGAACAACACATACATCTAATAAACAAAAGAAAAAATAAAGACACGCTAGGTGAAATTAAGTCTGCAGCTGCAACAAAAGTATCTAGTGTACTAGCAGACAAAGACGATAAACATTATGAAAGGATTGTGTGGGTAGAACCTCATCCTCGTTTTGGCGGTCAAGATAAAACGTATCCAGAAGGGGTAGCGCAATCGACATGGCCTCTAAATCACGTGTGGCACAGTGAAAGCGGTCATGTGCTTGAGGTTGACGATACGCCAGATGGAGAAAGGATACAGATATACCACACCAAAGGATCGTTTGTAGAAATGCAACCAGATGGGTGTGTCGTTACTAAGTTTGCAAATACAGGCTACACTATCATGATGTCTGATAGTAATGTGTACGTGAAAGGTAATGTCAATCTAACAGTCGATGGTGACATGCGAACGGTTGTCCATGGCAACAAGATAGAAGAGGTAGACAAGGATTACTTCTTGACCGTTAGAGGCGACCATATGACGCACATACAAGGTACAGAAGCGAAACAAATTATAACAGACAAAGCGACTCAGATCAACGGTAACCATGCATTAAGAATATCTGGCAATAGAGATTTCATTCTGGTCGGCAATCTAACCGAAGACATCACAGGCAATAGAACAAAGACTATTGCTGGCAATGAAACAATCACGTCTCTCTCTAACTTGACGCAGGTTGTAGGCGAAAAGACGATTTGGATCAGCACAAAGAGATTGGACATGGTTTCTGCTACAACAATGAACCTCGGTTCAGCAGAAGATCTATCGTTAAAGTCAGAAGCCAACGTCAATATTGAATCGGTGGTAGACTATAATCTGGTGGTTGGTGGCAACAGTGCAATGACAGCAATGACCTCGAACACTGCAACGTTTGCTATGAGATCTAAGACAGCAGCAGTTCTATTCGATGACGGAAGCATTGTTGTAACCAACGGATCGATTACAGACACCGAAGTCACGTTGCATAGTCATACTCACCTACAAACAGGTGGTACAGAACCTGATGGTGATGGTCCGAACGATAAACAAACGGCTAAGCCCACGAAGGACGCATAAGATATGAGTTGTGGAATAAGTAAAGAAGTACAAGCATTGAAGGACAAAATGACTGCTCAGGTTGATGGTCTAACAAAAGATTTTGCTGGTGAAGCAGAGGCCGGCAAAGGACTGTTGGACCAGCTGTCAGGATTGAAGTCAAAAGTGCAGGGCGCTGTTGAAAGTGTATCAGCAGATCTACTAGCAGCAATTCCGCCTATACCAGAACCACTAGCTAGTTTTCAGGATAAGATGGGCGGATTCCTACAAAACCCTACTGATCCAGGTTCCTTTTTGTCTCAAATTAACGAGATGAGCGAGAAGTTCGGAGCAGACGTTTTAAACCAAGGTTTATCTGGATTAGGAATTGATCCTGCTGAAGCACAGAAACAACTTGACAAGTTTAATGATATAAAGGCAAAGGGTCAGCAGGCATTAAATGACATCTCGCAAGGTGCGCTAAACCTATTCAATGTACCTAAAGACGTTAGAGATGCTATTGGTATAGCCCAAGGCGACGTGAGCTCGATAACAAGCGCGTTCAGTAAAAGTATAGGTAGCGTTGTACCGGCAGGGTTTGATCCCGCCGCTGCAGCAGATAAGTTGTGTGCATCTGTTCCCAACATTGAAATCTCAGCTGATGGCGTATCAATAACAAAAGGGGTTCCTGCTACGGTACCATCAAAAGATGCTGAATCTGCTCCTGCGCCAGAGCCTCCAAAAGACGTACCGCCTCCTGAAGTCAAACAGACAAACGAATTTGTCAAAAACAACAAAACCATTGATGTCGTTCCCATGACAAGAAAACGCTCAGAAATTTTTGACGTGTTTAGAGAAAGAGAACGATATAGATCACAAGAGATTGCGACCAAGGCCCTTAGTTTCAAACGTCTGATAGATCAAGCAAAAGAAACAGGATCTATTGTATCGCAGAACATAGTCGATCAATACAACTCATGGAGGAACTATTGGCTCGTGTATGGAGCTGATAATGTGACTGAGCTTCACACAGAATACAAAAACAATGGGCTGAAGTTCAAAGAAGAATTGTTAACAAGGATTGTTTTTGAAAAGGCAGAGCTAGAAGTAAAGGTTGTCGATCCAGCCGTTCGCGCAAACATTACTGCTTTGAAGTATGTAGACGTTGTAGGAGAATAAGCTAAATAAGGTAATGGCTACAGAAACGTTCGAACAAAAAAAATTAAGGCTAGAGCGGGTTACTTTAGATAGTAATCCTGCCTTCCGTGATAGATACAGCGACTTCAATACTTCGTTTGCTGTGCATCCTATCAAAAAAGATTTGTCAATCAAAACTAATGTAGAATCAATAAAGCAATCGGTACGCAACTTGTTGCTTACAGACAGAGGTGAACGATTTTTTCAGCCCACAATAGGATGTAGGTTGAGACAGCTGTTGTTTGAAACGTTCACACCACAAACAACCATCCAAGCTAAGCAGTTTATTGCTGAGACGCTCAGGAACCATGAGCCAAGAGTAGACGTTACTGACATCACGATCTCTCCATATCCTGACAACAACGCTTTGTTCATTCAAGTTGTTTTCACGATAATAAATATAGAAGATCCCGTAACCTTGGACGTCATATTAGAGAGAGTACGATAAATGGCTAACACAGTTTTCTCAGTTGCTAATATAGAATTTGATTCTATTAAAAGCAATCTCAAATCATATCTATCGACACAAACGCAATTTAAGGATTACGACTTCGAGGGGTCTAACCTTAACGTTCTGCTAGATGTGCTAGCCTGGAACACATATATGAATAACTTCTACCTCAACATGGTAGCAAGCGAATCGTTTATTGATAGTGCTCAAATTAGAAACAGCGTGATCTCTCACGCCAAGACGTTAAATTACACACCTAGATCGTTCTCTTCATCGGCAGCTGTTATTGATATTCAAATCATTCCTACAGACACACCTGCACAGATTACTATTCCTCGTTATACTGAATTCACTACAAGAGTAGATAACACTACGTATACGTTTACTACAGACAAGGGAATAACTATTTCTGCTGGGAGAGACGGCAGCTACGTTGCAAGTAACGTAGAAATTTTTGAGGGAGAAATCATAACTGAGTTGTTCGTGGCTAACACAGCTAACACAGCTCAGAGATTCGTTCTTAGCAATAGAAACGTCGACACAAACAGCATCGTTGTTAAAGTAAATGAGTCGAGCTCCGATACCACAAATACGGAATGGGTTAAGTCGACGTCCACAATTGGAATCAACGGAACAACGAACACGTATTACTTGTTGCCCGCTGAAAACGAAAGATACGAAATTCAATTTGGGGACGGTGTACTTGGTCGTCCGCTGAAAAACAACAACGTCGTGGAAGTCGTATATAGAGCGTGTGCCGCAGAGGAACCAAATGGTGCTACTGTGTTCTCTTTGTCCGACAACATCCAAGGATACTCAAACGTAGCTATTACACTCAAACAAAGATCGCAAGGCGGATCTATTGCTGAGTCTATTGACAGTATAAAATTTAATGCAACGAAGTCTATTGCAATACAAGACAGAACAATAACTACAAGCGACTACAAAACGTTACTACTTCAAGAGTTTCCTGAAATTGAAGCTATCAACGTGTTTGGTGGTGAAGAACTTAGTCCTCCAAAATTTGGTAGGGTAGCAATTTCGGTAGACTTGAGAAACGCAGATGGTATCTCGAATCTTAAAAAGAGAGAAATTGAGGCGTTTGTAAAACTAAGGTCCCCACTGTCTATAACTCCTGTAGTGATTGATCCTGAGTTCTTGTATGTTGACGTTACGACGAACGTATCGTACAATCCTAGTGTCACAACTAAAAGTGAAAACGAGATAGCTCAACTCGTCTCTAGCGCCATCGTAACGTTTATGGCTAACAACATTAATGACTTTGCTAAGAAGCTGAGACTCTCAAAACTATCCGCTGCAATAGACGCAGCAGATCCTTCGATTCTCAGCAACAACACAGAGATACTTTTAGAGAAAAGAATTGTACCAACTCTCAATCAAACAGCCAGCTATACGCTGCAGTTTGATAATCCTATTTACAGAGAGGTGGCGCTTAACGGAACGTTTGTGGACGGCACTTCTCCTATTGCGTCTTCTGAGTTTACATTTAATGGTGTCACTGGATGCTCATTGAGAGACAATGGAAGTGGCGTGATCGAGGTGGTTCAGCAGACGACAGAAGGTACTAATATTGTGTCGCAAAACATTGGTAATGTTAATTACAGCACAGGCGTTGTAAACATTATTAACTTTGCTGTTACTCAATATTCTGGATCTTCTATACAGGTTACAGCTAAGCCTTCTCTAAGGACCGTCAACTCATCCAAGAACATTATTTTGTCATACACAGGAACACCTATTATAGCAACGACCCAAGAGAGGTTGTAGAATGTCGCATGTAGTTGATAACATTTCAAC